TGCAAGGCGTGGTGAATGGTGTTGTTGAGGTGTTGAAACCCTTGTTTGGATGGTTTGCCAAGGCATTTAAAGAACCAAAGGTATGGTGGGATGATTTGGTAGCATCGTTTGAACGCGGTGCAAAGTTCATCAAGGAAAACATGATTGATGGGGTGTTCAACAAGTTCACACAATGGGCGAACACGGCCAAACTTGCCATCCTTGAATTGCGTAAAAATTGGAATGAGTTTACGGGAGATACCGAAGAAGCCAAAAAGATTGGGGATGAAATTGACAAACTGCAAAAACAAAATGTCAAGTTAGCCCAGGAAAATGCCAAGAAGATGGAAAACATCAAAGGCGTTGTGAATGATGTTGTGGAGTTCACAAAACAATCGTTCAATACAATCGCCAAGGCAACCAAAAAGGCATTTGATAACAAAGATGTATTGGCCAATGCGGAAGCCAACATTCAAAGATTGCAAACCTTGTATCAAGGTATTGTTGAAAAGTACGATTTGATGGCCGAGAAACAACGGCAATTGCGTGATGATGAAAACACAACCATTGCGGATCGTTTGGCAGCGAATAAAGAATTGCAAAGGGTATTGGCCGAAGGTGAGGAAAAAGAAAAAGAAAACATCAAAGCCCGAATGGGTATTATCCAAATGCAACAAAATTTGTTGGGTGCAAATAAAGACCGAGCAAATGAATTGTTGGCATTGCAACAAGAATTAACGGGAGTAACGGCAAAGTATGCGGGGTTGATGTCGGAAACCCTTACCAACGAAGTATCATTGGGCAAGGAAGCATTGGACATTCAAAAGTCAATCAACGAATCAAAGTTATCCCAAATTGAAATCACCAACGAAGCGTTATTGGCTGAAAAGGAAGCGGCGATTGAACGGGCTGATTTGTTGACCAATGAGTTCGATAAATTCAAAGCGGTTAAGGAAGCGGAACAAGCATTGAGGGATGAAGAAATCCGACAATTGAACGAATTGAACGAAAAACGCCAAGCCGATTTTGACACCCAGTTATCACAATTGACAAAAGGCACCGCAGCGTATCAAGATGTGTTAAACCAAAAGTTGGAAGCACAAGCGCAGTTTGATGCGGATATGAAAGTCAAAACAACCGAACAAGCGACATTTGAAGCGAAGTCGGCAAAGGAATTGACCGCATTAAAAATCAGTCAACAAGAAGCATTGGCAAGTGCAGTTACGGGGGCATTAACATCCATAGCAACCGCAGTTGGTGAGGAAACCGCAGCGGGTAAATCATTGGCCATTGCATCGGCAATCATTGACACCTACATGGGGGCAACCAAGGCATTGGCATTGGGTGCGGGAACACCCGTTGGTTATATCAACGCAGCGGCGATTATCGCAGCGGGATTTGCCAATGTTCGGAAGATGGCATCAACACCAATCCCAGGTAGTTCGGATTCAGCACCACAACCAAGCATGGGGCCAAGTGTTTCAATTGTGGGTGGTTCGGCGGATCCATCGGCACAACTTGCAAAGAGTTTGGCAAGTCAACAACAAAAACCAATCAAGGCGTACACAGTTGCAACGGACATGAGTACACAACAAGCCCTTGACCGCCGTATCCAACAAAATGCAACATTCCCAGGGTAATAAGTTTTATACATATATGAAAACATCGTTTGAAAAATTCATGGCATCAAGTGCCGTTCAAGAAGTTTCCAATGTGGAATTGAGTGAAGTGAAAGTTGAATTGGCAATGGATGTCAATGCAATTATCAAAGCCGCAGACCAATTTATTTTTGAGGATATGAAAGTGCAATCAAAGGCAATTTCTGCATTGAACGATGCACAAAAAGCGTTGAAAAGCGCAAACCAAGACCCAAAACCATTGTTGGCGGAGTTTGAAAATGCGTTGAAGCAAATGGCAACATTGGGTGTTGAACCACCAAGGGCGTTTGCGAATAGTTACGCATCATTCAAAAAAGATACAAACAAGGAAGCCAAAATCAAATCACAAGTATTGGCAAAGTTGTTTGAAATCGACAAAATTTTCGGTGGTAGCGGAATATGAGAATTGTCGAACTCATATTGGATGAACAACAAATGGCAAGTGGCATTGATGCGATAAGCATCGTGGAAGCCCCCGCCATTGAATCCAATTTTGTGGCATTAAAATCCCATGAAGTGAAGTTTGCCAAGGTGGATGCCGAAAAGCGAATTTTGATGGGGCCGATATTGATTCCAGATAAACCCATTTACCGCAAACAAGTGGTGGATGGCGAAATGGATGAATTTTACATTTACTTTTCCAAACAAACCGTTGCCAAGGCATCACAAATGTTCTTAATGAAGGGCAACCAGAACAACGCAACCATTGAACACCAATTGGCGGTTAAGGGCGTTTGCATGGTTGAATCCTGGTTAAAAGAGGACATGGAAAAGGACAAATCTGCAATCTATGGTATGAACGACCCAATCGGAACTTGGATGGGTTGTTTGAAAGTTACCAATGATGATGTGTGGAACGATGTCAAGGATGGCAAATTCAAAGGGTTCAGTATTGAAGGTTATTTTGCCGACAAAATGAAAATGAGCAAAACCCCAAGCGTATTGGAAGAAGTAAAGGAATTGCTCAATGAGTACAAAAAATCTAACACTAACAAATAATAAAGTTTTATGAGTATGAACGCAGAAACAATTTTGGATCGCATTATGGTAAAACTCGGCATGGCCGAAGAACCAAAGGCGGTTGAATTGGCACAAGTAAAAACCGAAGATGGCCAAGCCATTTTTGAAGCCGATACCTTCGCAGTTGGTGAAGCGGTTTTTATTGTAACCGAGGATGGAAAAATCGCCGCACCCGCAGGTGAATTCGCATTGGAAGATGGTAACATCATCGAAGTTGATGAAAACGGAACAATCGTTGAAATCGCCAAGAAAGAAGCCGAGGTAACCGAGGAAGAAATCACCGAAGAAGTGGTTGCCGAGGATATGCCAATGAAGGAAGAAATCAAGGAAGAAATGATGAAGCCAAAACGCACAGTAAAAAGCAAAACCGAAATGGAAGAATCTTATTTCAGTAAGCAAATCAGCGAATTGGAAGCCAAATTTGAAGCCCGTTTGTCAGCATTGGAAGCCGAAAAGGTTGCATTGTCAGCACAAAACGAAGAACTATTGGAAAAATTGGCCACCGAACCCGCCCCACACACACCATTCAATCCCGAAGCCAACACCAAAGAATCTAATTTGATTTTCAAATTGGGTGCCAAGCGTGAAGAAACTTTGAAGGACAGAGTATTTAATCAACTATTCAACTAACCACAAAAAATGAAAAATAATCTTATCAAAACCCATTTGAGTGGCCCAACAGTATCGCCAAACACCTACGCGGGTTTATTTGGTAACAAATACATTGCGGCTGCTCTGTTGTCAGGCGAAACCTTGGCAAAGGAATTAATCACATTGCACCCCAATGTGGCTTTCAAAGAAGTTATCCGTAACTACCAAGATTCAATCAGCATCGCCGATGCAACTTGTGATTTCACAGATTCAAGTTCAGTAACATTGGGCGAATATGTGTTGACCACCATCGAAAAGCAAGTGAACTTGCAGTTGTGTAAAAACCAATTGCGTACAACTTGGGAATCAGCACAAGCGGGTTTCAGCGCATTTGAGAAACTTCCCGCAACTTTTGAAGAATTCATGTTGGCTCAAACCGCTGCCGAGGTAGCACAAGCAAACGAATTGGGTATTTGGAAATCTAACCTTTGGTATGATTCCGCCATCGTTGCTGGTCAAGATGGTATGGTAGGTTACTTGATTGATAACTCTGCAATTGTACGCCCATTCAGTGGTGCAACAAGTGGATCGAATGTTGTTGCTCGTTTGCAAGAGGCATTGGATTACTCACCCGCTGCATTGTATGGCAAAGAAGGTTACCAATACTATGTTGGCCCCGCCACAATGAAAGCATACCAAGCCGCGTTGTCTGCTGGTAACTACAACTTCCAATTCTATGTTGGTGAAAAGCCAATGAACTTCCAAGGTATCCCCGTTACAATGTGTCCTGGTCTTAACGACTACGATTGCGTATTGGGTATGAAGAGCGATTTGCACTTTGGAACTGGTTTGTTGAGCGACTACAACGAAGTGAAGGTTATCGACATGAGCGATATCGATGGTTCACAGAATGTTCGTGTAATCATGCGTTTCACAGGTGGTATCATTGCTACCAACCCAACTCAACAAGTTGTAATTAATGTAACCTAATTTGAGGTAAAACATAAAATAACGGGGTGGGCCTAACACCCACCCCTTTTTTTTAACCAAATAATATATAAAAAAATGCCAAGTTGTGGAACATTATTAGGAAGATACGAACCATGTAAACAATTCGTTGGTGGTTTGAAAGGTGCGTTTTTCGTACCATTTGAATTTGCAAACGCCATTACAACCGATGGTTCTGGTTTGGTTACCCAAATCAACAATGGTGCAACCCCACCCGTAAAATCAACGGGTTACTTTTGGGAGTTGAAAGGTTTGTCTACATTGGAAACCGCCGTGATTGCTTCGCGTGATAACGGAACATCAGCGTATGAAACAACCTTTACTTTGTCATTCAAACCAAGCGGGAAAACCCCCGTAACGGGTGATTCGGACATGGATCAATTGAAAGTTTTAACCCAGGGAAGATGGCAAATCATCGTTTGGGATAGAAACGACCAATTTTGGTTGATTGGTGCAACCCTTGGTTGTGATGCCAATGGTGGTTCAAGTGCATGGGGCGTACAAATGGGCGATGCTCGTTTGAATACTTTGACTTTTATGTCAAGCGAACCAAACCCCCCAATGGCAGTTGATGCCGATACTTATGCTGAATTGGGTAGCGTTATTACCATTCAAACCGCGGCTTAATTTAGATTGGATTTATAGTTATGGAAGCCCTCACCGATTGGTGGGGGTTTTTCATTTGTAACAAAAACGATTAATGGCGTTTTGTAGGTATGCACATCAACGGAACATCCACCAACATAACATTCACACCATTCGTGGATTTTGAGGGTGTAGCGACTGCAAAAATTGAGGTGTGGCACAAACCCACCAAAACAATGGTACAAGTGACCACGGCGTGTGTAAAGTCCTATTCATTCATCACCATGGCGTTGCCTACATTGACATCAATCAATGCGGTGGCAAAGAACACCGATGAATTGTTGTTTAGGGTTTACAACGGCAATGTGTTGATGTGGGAGGTATTGGGATATTGGATTACGGGAACAACAAACATTTACAACACTTGGAAGCAGTTTACAACAACGGCACCTGGTACACCTAATTGGAAAACATTATGAGTTTAGAATTTATACAACTTCAATCATACACCGCACCATCCATCATTGAGCAAAAGAACAAAGATTGGGTGCAATACGGCGATGATAACAACTATTATCAGTATTTGATTGATTTGTACCATTCATCACCAACCAACAACGCGTGTATCAAAGGCACAGTTGACCAAATTTTTGGTAAGGGGTTGGAAGTAACCAAGGCATCACGGGATTTGGCGGGATACATTGAATTCAAAAAGATGTTTTCCAACGATTGCATCCGTGCCATTGCCATGGATTTGAAAATGTTGGGCCAAGCATCGTTCCAATTGGTGAAGTCAAAGGATCGCAAAAAGTATGTACAAGCCAAACACTTTCCACAACAAACCCTTCGCCCCGCAAAGTGCAACGAAAAGGGTGAAATTGAAAAGTATTATTATTGCCCCGATTGGGCGAATTTGAAGCGTGGCCATACGCCAATTGAGTTTAGGGCATTTGGTTACGACCAAAACGCAAACGAATGTATCCTTACAATCAAACCATATTCAACGGGTTCTTTTTACTTCGCACCCGTGGATTACCAAGGAGGTACGCAATATGCCAACTTGGAAGCGGAGATTTCCAATTTCCACATCAACAACATCATGAATGGTTTGGCACCATCAATGTTGATTAACTTCAATAACGGGCAACCACCCGCCGAGGTTAAAGATACTGTGGAAGCCCAAATCAAACAAAAGTTTGGAGGATCGTCTAATGCGGGAAGATTTATTATTTCATGGAACGATGGTCAAGATTCCAAAGCGGATATCACACCCGTTCAATTGAGTGATGCCCACAACCAATATCAATTTTTGAGTGGTGAAGCCATGCAAAAAATCATGGTTGCACACCGCGTTGTTTCACCAATGCTTCTTGGAATTAAGGATAACACGGGATTCGGTAACAATGCCGATGAAATGAAAACCGCATCAATCCTTTTTGATAATGTTGTGGTACGACCATTCCAACGATTAATTATTGATGCCGTTACCCAGGTGTTGAACTTTAATGGTTACAATTTGAATCTTTATTTCAAGACCTTACAACCCCTTGAATTCACCGATTTGAGTGGCAACATTATTGATGATGAAACCCGTGAGGAAGAAACGGGCGTATCGTTATCAGCCGAAAAAAAAAAGAGTGAATTGAAGGACATGACCATCGAGGATGAAAATTCTTGGTTGGAACATTTGAAAGGCAAGGGCGAAACAATTAACACGGATGAATGGGAACTCATTGATGTTACGGAGGTTACCGATGCCGATGAAGAATTAAAATTTAACCTTGCGTATGAAAACCCCAATAAAAAAAGTGATGATGATAAAGGGGTGTACAAAATCCGTTATCGGTACGGCCCTCATTTCGTATCCAACAATTCAAGGCAGTTTTGCAGTGCAATGGTTCAAGAATCCAAAGGGGGAGTAATTTACCGCCGTGAAGATATTATTGCCATGGGTGATGCGGGTGTAAACGGACAATTCGCACCACAAGGTGAATCAACCTATTCAATTTGGAAATACAAAGGCGGGGTTAATTGCCATCACAGATGGGAACGATTGACATTCCGAAGAAAGCAAGTCAAAGGAAAGTTTTTGCCAAAACAAGCGGGTGAAACGGGTGATAATAGAAACTTGGAAAATTACAACGAGGTTTCAAACAAATCAGCGGATAAGGCGGGTGTACCATTTTCACCAAGCGGGTGGAGTGATGCCAAAACAAGGCCCATTGATATGCCAAACAAAGGATCATTAAAGAACAAATAAGATGTACGCAAACGATGATATTCTATTAATCGACAAAGAGTTGATTTTTAAGTATACCCAATTGGGTGGTAATGTGGATGTAGACAAAATCTACCCATTCGTGAAAATCGCCCAAGATATTCAAGTTCAAGAATTGTTGGGAACAAAATTGTATCGGTACATTTTAACCCAGGTTGAAGCGGGTACATTGACGGGTAATTACCAAACCTTGGTTTCACACTATGTACAACCGATGTTGATTCATTATGCCATGGCCGATTTGTTGTTGTTCCATGGTTATGAGGTAACCAATGCGGGTATATTGCGTAACTCACCCGAAAACACCACATTGCCCGATAAAAGCGAATTGGATTCATTGGTTCAACGCCAAAGAAACATCGCCGAAACTTATCGCCGTAGGGTTGTGGATTATTTGAGTTACTACCCACAATTATTTTCACAGTATACCGAAAACCAAGAAGCGGGGGAATACCCAAACACGAACCCATCCAACTATGTTTCATGGAATTTGTAAAAAAGACATACAAGCCAAAGGATGAAAAGGTCAAGAAATTGACCAAATACTTCACGGAATTGAAAATCGTGAAACCCGCCAATTGTGATTTGTTCACAAAAACAACTATTCTTTTGTTTTTGTTGACGGGGTGTTCAGCGGAATATCATTTGAAACAAGCCATCAAGAAATGCCCAGAGATGGCACAAATAAGTGTGTATGGCATTGATACCATCTTTGTACGCGATTCCGTGACCATTACGGACACTTTCAACACAAAAACGATTGATACCCTTACAATTGAAAAAGATGGCGTTAAAACGATTGTATACCGCAATCACGATGTGATAAGAATTAAGACAGTTGTAAAGGCCGACACCATCCGATTCACCAAGACAATCACATTACCACCACAAATCCAATACAAAGAACGAATCAGTTTGCCCCAAATGGTGGGTGTTGGTTTGGCATTGATATTGGCATTGTTATTTTTGATACTTTTAATTACAAGAAAATGAGCAATTGGAACAACCCAAACAACCCGAACAACACACAGAATGGGTGGAAAACACCATCACGGAGTTCACCACAAGGCGGTGGAACAAGGGCGTGTTTATGCAAAGACAAAAACACATATTCAAAAAAGTGTTGTGATGGCACATTGTGGGCGCAAGGCGTGGGCAATGTATCGCGTAACCCCTAACAATTAACCTTAAAATCGTTTTATCAATATGAGCATTTCAGGATCAGCATTCACCGCGGGTTACACGGGTTCAAAAGCCGTTGCCAATACATCAGCCAACACGGGAAGATTCCGTGGATTCTTTGTCAATTCAAATGCCGTTGTATCGGCTTGTTTGGATAAGGATGGCAATTCATTGATGACCATTATGGGATTGACGGGTGTAACATTATTGCCAGGCCCATTCCATTGTGTGGCCGATGGTAATTACATTTCATCAATCACCTTGACATCGGGTTCAATCGTTCTTTACAACGAATAAATGTTTGTTGGATTAGCGATTGGGGTAACACCATTCACCCAAGCGGGTGGGGCGGTATTGGCGTTAGAATATACCAATAGGGTAACTGCGGATGGTGGTTATTACGAAGGTGTGGACTGCATGATTTTCAAATTGGATAATTTAGATTCACAAGAATGAGTACACTTTTAGAACAAGCGAGTTTGGTTTTAATACCAAGCGGATACAAAGAGGATGTTGTATATTCTCAAATACCCACAAGTGGTGCGGGCGATTTGTCATTCACCCGTGCATCCAACGGAACGCGAGTAAATAGCGCGGGATTGGTTGAGGTTTGCCCGTGGAATTTGGTGCAACAAAGTGAAAGTATTGGCACAAGTCCATGGCTGACAAATGGGGCAACATTAACAAGCGGACAAACAGACCCGAACGGAGGCACAACCGCAATTAAAGTGCAACTTGCATCGGGTGGCAATAATTATGTTTATCAAGGTATTCCTTTGACAAACCCCGTCAATATAGTAAGTGCATATTTACGGGCGGATTCTGCCACGACAATAGGTTTTTCTATGGGTGGCTCAACTCCAAATGCGGTAAATTTAACAACCAGTTGGCAGTTGTTTACTTTTAGTTCAACCGACACAAGTGGAGGAATTATTTTTGACAACTACTTTGGACCATCGCCAACACAACAAGCGAAAACTTTTTACATTTGGCATCCACAATTAAACATCGGCTCAACCGCAAAACCCTATTTCCCCACTACCGACCGCTTAAATGTACCACGCCTAACTTATCAAAATGGCGGGGGCGGGTGTCCGAGTTTGTTGTTGGAGAAACAGAGTACAAATTTGGCTTTATATAGT